TGCTCAGACCACGCTCACGCTGGAGCGATGTGGCACGGCAGCCATTGCTGACCTCCGTGCATCGGATGAATGAAACGTAACCCGGGATCAGTACACCCGCCAGCTCGTGCCGCCTGTCTTCCAGGGCTTGATGCCTGCCATCTGCCACACCGCGTAGCCCAAGGCGTCCATCTGACCAGAAAGGTCGTCCACACCGCCATCGCCTTTCATGGGCTGCTGTGTCATCTGGTCGTAAGCATGTTGTTCGAGGCCGCGCAGCATCAGCTTGCAGTCGGGGTGAACGAATAGCTTCCGTTCGCCTTTGGCGTTGAGGATCAGCGTGTTCAGGCTCAGCACCCGATCACGAATGAACGGGTTGCTGGCCTGAGTTTGCAGCCGTAGCCCAGCCTGCTTCATCAAGCCGAAGTCAGAGATGCCTGCGTTCTTGCTGCTCCTGCTTTGGCTGCTGGCATCAGGGCAGACGATCAGCTGACCGTGATCGATCCATGGCTGGTACTCCTGGCGGAGGATCTCAATCACGCCGGGGGTATCACGACCAACGTGCTCACGGATCACATGGATGCCATCGGCCTGTTGAACGCAGACGGCCATGACGCAGCGATCAACGTTCAGGTCAAGACCAACCCAGAGCGTGTCGCGTTCTGTTGGGGTGTTCTGCTCACTGCGGTTCTGGTGGCGATCGAACTCTGGGTAAACAGCAGCCTGGGTGAGGAGACAGAACTCGCCTTCGGTGTAGCTCTTGAAGAGGGCAGGACTGTAGTTCTCCCGCATCGCCTCAAGGAAGTCAGGCGGGAGGTGTGGGTTGTCAGCTGTTCGGCCCTTGTATAGGGCGCGATCAGGCTTCTCTGCCTCCTCCACAAACATGGAATAGAGGATGCCAAAACCTTCGGGCGTGGAGAAGAGCCCTAGCTGGCGGCGGTTGCCTGCACGCAATCGGCCCAAGAACTTGTCCACAGCACGCCTAGCAATCTCAATTTTGCTTGTATCAATTTCGTCAGCACAGATAAAGCTGGCATTCAAGCCGATGATTCTTGCCCAATTTTCCATGCTTCTGCAGAGCACAGATACCGGGCCCTCAGGCAGCAACAGCTTGAACTCAGGCAGTGGGCTTGCCCTGAACTCATAAGGAATGTCGTACTGCTCTAGGAAATCTTCCATGGTGCGGATAACCACATCACGCACCAATGGGCCAGTCGGAGCAAACATCACCCCCAGCGTGTCTGGGTTATCCAGTGACAAGAGAACAGTCCATGCGCACATCGTTCTGGACTTGCCCGCCCCGTAGCCGGCCACAAAGCCAACGATGCGGTGTTCCTCGTCTTCGCAGACCTGGCGCTGATACGGCAAGAGGTCAGCAAGGATGCGCTGCCTGATCGCGTCAGAGTCAGCCTTGGTGCCTCGGTATTCAGGCTCTAGTTCTTTGGGTGGCTCAAGGAGAGAGCCGCCTACACAGCGATCAAGCAGGCTCATGCGTTACTCGAACAAAGCCCGCAAGGCTTCGCGTTCGATTGCTGCTTCTAGTTGACGGCGCTTGTCTTCAACGAGGTGATGCGATGTGACGAACGCTGAGGCACTGATTCCATCGCGAGTGAGTGTGACCTTGATCAGTTCAGCATCGAGCACTTCGACGTCCATCACTTATCAGCGAGACCAGTTAGCTCAGCTTGAAGACGGATGGCATTAAGTGCCACCTGCATTTGGCCGCGGCGTTCTGCTTGCTGACGGATGGAACGAATACCGCCCAGGAGTTCCGAGAGGAAGGCAGGGCGAGCCATTTCGCAGTCCTTTTCAAGCATTTCGTAAGCGCGGGCGAGATAGATCTCGGCCATGCGCTCCTTGATTCCCCAGGAATCTGTAGCGAAGTGCAGTATTTCCGAGCGCGATTTACCGTCGCACAACATCCCGTAGATGGTCTGTGTGCGAAGGAGGGTTTCTGCTGCGGTGCTTCGCGGCCCTGCCACGTAATAAATTGCGGTAACTACAGGTTAAGCCTGCGCAGGGCTAGGGGAGGTTGGCGGGAGGTTCAGCCCAGAGGCCGGTGTAGAGGGCGTGCATGGTGTGAGAGGGGTTATCTCTGCCAGCGAGTTGATAGAGGGCGTCCATGACGAGGACGCGATTGTCCATAGCGTGAAGGTCTTCAGCGCCAGGTTTGCGTGCATGGGTGCGAAGGCACTTGACCTGTTGCTGAGGTGTGAGCTTGTTCATAGGGCGATGAGGGTGAGGAGAACGCCAGGGGTTTCATCGGGGAGACACCAGCGTTTTTCGGCGTTGATTTTGCAGATCTGCTGATCACCGCGTGCGAGGCCAGATTGCTCAATGCCATCGCATAGAGCGCGAAGCAACTTGTCTCCGTCAGGTTTGACGGCGTGCCAAGCGGGGGCAGATGGCTTGAGGCAGCCGCGATTTTTGCCTGCCCCAAAGTGAGACTGTGGTCGAGCAAAGCGGAAGGTTGCGGTGAGAGAGATGGGGAGGGAGGGATCCCAGTCTTGCGGTCTTGCGCTGTTGAGTGCAGTGATGACGGTGTAGCGCCAAGGCTTGAGGGACTTGTCGTTGGAGTGACGTAGGCCGCGGCCTTGTCCGTTGGAGACCATCGAGCCTTGGGGCACAGGGATGCCTTCAACGAAGGTGGTGAAGGCGGGCATCAGAAGTCAGGTTGCTCAGGAGTGACGGGGCGGATGGTCCAACTGCTGCTGACCTTTTTGGTAGCGATGCCTTCGAGTTGCTCGAGTTCTTGGAGGTGTTTGACGGCGGGTGAGTAGGCCCAAGAGGAACGTTGGGTGAGCGTTGCGGAGCCGTATGGGGTTGAGAGCTTGTCGGTGATGTCTCCGTTGTCGTAGTGAGCTTGGAGACCGGCTTTGCATTCGTCGAGTTCGGCCTGCATGGATTTGATGGCGGCTTGGAGGGCGGTGATTTGACGAACGAGGGCTTCAGGCGTGGTCGTGTTTGGCAGGGTCGAGGTCATGGCAACGGGAGAGGTGATCACGACAGGCATCGATGACGAAGGGTTGATCGAGGTATTCGGACCAGGGGTCACCGGGTTCTGAGGGATCGAAGTCATCGAGGATGTCTTGGGCGTAGACGGAGGGATGGGTTGAGATAGCGCTGAAAGGCACCTCCTGAGCCCTAGAAGGCGGTTTCGAGTCCTGTTGCGCGTGTTTGCGCAGGGATAGGCCCAGAAAGCGCCTGGACGCCCTGAGAACGAGGAGGAGGGTTATGAAAGCCGTGAGCAGCGGCAGCGATGCCAAGCGCGAGGCCAAACGCAAGCCCGAGAAGTTGGAAGCGCATTTCATGGCGGGGTGGTGACGTGCCAAAGATGCCGTAAGGGTCAACCCCTAGCTAGGGGTATGGCGTTGGCTGTTGCAATCAGAAATCAGGCTGCGCTGCCAAGAAGGCATGGCGAGCAGCCAGGTAGGACTCGATGCAGGCAGGGGCGTCGAAGGTGGTGATGCTGCAGGCACCGGGCTTGGCCCAGATGGCGATGCCGCGTTCGATGGTGCCGGCCAGCTCTGGATGACACTGGTCGATGAGATTCATGTAGCCGCCTAGCTGCGGGCTGATGTCCCGAGGCTTGCTGTGAGCGCTGCTCTGGGTTTTGAGATCAGCCAGGACAAGGCGCCCGTCCTTCTGGTTTTGGAGCAGGGCGTCGAAGCTGCCGGCAATGCTGTGGCGATCGTCAACGAGGCGATGCTCAACGGCAACGGCCTTCCAGGTCTTCCACATGGGGTGGTTGATCAAGGGCAGCACCCACTCGTAGTAGTCGCCCACGTCACCGGGCTCACCAGTCGATAGGAAGGTCTCCAAGCAGTGGTGAACCGTGTTGCCCCTCGGCTCCCATTGATCCTTGCTGGCCATGATCTTGGCCATCTGAGCTGGCGTCTTGTCGTTCACCACGGTGGTGATCGAGTGGCTGATCCAACGTCCCTGGTAGCGATAGCGATGAATCTCGGGGTGAAAAGTCAGGCCCGCTATGGGCTGGAGTGAGATCGCGGGGATCGATGGGCTGGACGCTGGGTGACTCATCGGGCGTGCGTAGCGGGTTGACGTACTCGGGTTGTTTGTATTTGGGGTAATGGAGGGCAAAGAGTTTGGCGTTCTCGCGCCAACCCCAGGAGGGTGTATCGAGCTGCTCAACGGTGACGTAACCGCAGGCAACCATGCGCCTGAGCAGGAGGCGCGTCTCGGTGAGGTCAAAGGCTTTCTTCATGCCTCAGCCCTTTTGACGATGCACTTGCCTCGCGCGTGGTGAGGGAATGCGACCCAGCCATTGCCCTTTGGCGCGAAGCCTTTGTCTTTCTTGTAACGCTGAAAAGCAACGCGAAGAGCCGAGAGCTTTTTGCCCAAACGAGCAGCGGCCTCGGCTTGAGCCACGACTTCATCAAGAGGTTTGGGCTCATCAAAGAGATCTGCCTGCGCACGGGTAGGGGTGGCTGGCACGTCAACAACGGCATCGTGCGGGACGCGAGCCCATCCGCCAATGTCTTTCGGGCGGCGATGGAAGTCGGCAGTAACGCCGCGCAACACCTTGCCAGTGGGTAGTTCGCGCAAGCCAACCTCAGCGAGCACTTCCTCATCCGTAACGGCAGTGAACGTGCGGGCCAGGGAGAGAAGACGCTCTGTTTCGGCGAGCTTGTCGGACTCCCAGAGAGCTAGCGCCTTCTGAGCATCTGATCGCGCAGGGCGTATGCCCTGCTTGGCGCCACGCACTTCTCGTTTTGCTGCTGCGATGTCACGCTCTCCAACGTGCTGGCCTTCGGCCACGCGCCGCAGCACCTCCTGAATCAGGTCCTCGCGTGCGCCGTCCTGGGCAATGCGCTCAATGGCGCTCCAGCTGATGTTGGCGTGTACAGTCGACTGTACATGTTCACTTTCCTCACCCGGCTCTGGCATGAACGGGCTGAGGCTTTCGCGGTGCTCCCACACCGCCATAAGCCTGAAGACCTTGGAGCGTCTCATGTCAGGCCAGTGCTCTTCGAGCCATCGGTCGAACTGGCCAAAGAAGCGAGCCTTCACCTCAGAAAGGATTTCGCCTGCCTGCAGCCGCATACGGAACGACTGCTGGATGCAACCCTCCAGTTCACTGGCCTTCAAGCGAAGCCATTGGCCCTCATCGCTTGAAAGCTCGTCGTAGACGCTGCAATGCGCCGATTGGATTTCAGGAACGATTGCCAACATCAGGCGGCGCCTCCCGTTCGCTTCATGCACCACTGCTGAAACTGAGCAAAGGTCAGGATCGCCTGCAGGGGGCCGGCCTTCTTGTTCTTACGCTCAAGTTCAAAGAAACGATCGGCGCCATCACGTACACGCTGATTGTTCGTTTCAAGAACAACGATCGTGGGGTGCGTGTAGAAACGCGTGACGTTGTAGAGGGCGTAAAGCAAGTCTTGATCAGGCGTGCGATCAGATGTGCGGTTTTTGCACTCGACGATGAACCCCTCACGCCAAAGGCCGGAGGGATCCTCAATGCCAGTCGTAACCCTGAAATCAACTTCTGCCTGCTCAGCAAAAAGCTTGAGCGTGCCGGTGCGCCGGCGGCGAGGGTCGTATTCAAGGCCGGCGGCATCCAGAGCCATTGCCACCCGCATTTCCAGATCCTTGCCGGCCAACGCTGGGGCCGGTGCAACAGAGGGCAGATCATCGAAGCTGGCAATCGGCGCCGACGAGCGCCGCGCAGGGCGCCCGTCCACTAAGGCCAACTGCTCGATCAGCTTCCTGGCTTCAGGGTTCCCTTTGATCTGGCCGTTGATCTGCTTCGCCGTGACGGCCCCTGTAAGGAACCCGCGCAGGCGCGGATCCTGCTGATACGCCAATGCCTGCACCGCTTCCTTCATTTCACCCTCAGGCAAGCCCAGGCGATCAATGGCACGGGAGACGGTGAGGGCAGGATTGTCTGTATGAACAGCGCAGGCAATGACTGCTGCCATGTGAGAAGCCACCTCACGGTGAGCGTTTGTCACGGCAATGCGAATCTTGCCTTCGTCTCGATCGCCTAACTGCTGAATGGCCAGATAAGGGTCCGAATCAAAACAAGACGGCAGATCCGCGATGGGGACATTCAGTGGAACCTCGCAGTTAATGCCTGTGCGGCCTAACTGGCTTGGTGTGATCTTGAGAGTGAGCTGTTCGCTCTTCATTTGAGGGGTTTACAAACGTATGGTTTGCAGCCCCGTCCCATAGAGGGTCCGTGGTTGTCAAGCAACGGGATATCCCGTCAAACTTGACTTGAACGCACTTCGCCGGGTGAGACGGTGATGCTGCGGGGTATGGGGTGGCTGGCACCACCTCATGCCTGAGATTTTACGGCTACTTAGAGCGTCTGACACGCCTAGCTAGCCGTAGGCGCGGGAGCCGCAAAGCAAACTTCTGCGAGCTTTCCGCTGCGCGTTGGCCGGCGGTAGCTGATGCCTGTTTCTGGGTTGATTCGGGTTTCGAGCAGACCCTTCAGGAACAGCTCACGCACGCGGGCGGAGCTGGTCGTGTGGGGCAAGTCGGTGATCTGCTCTATCTCGTCCCTGGTGAGCCCGTAAGGCGCTCTACGGACGACGCCGAGGATCTGAGCCTGCAACGCATTCACCTTGGGCTTGATGGCCTCTGCAGCGGCCTCTGACGTGGTGCCGTGGCGAACGTGAGGTGGCGACCCTGCGAACAGGTCGTACTGGACGTGGGTCATCACAGGAAGCCCTCAAGCGCAGGGTTGGTGGCTGGGCCGTCTTCATCGACAAAACGACCGCCTTGAAACACACGCGCTGCGGGGTGCTTGTGCTCCGCCTGCGCAGGAGCATTGCCTTTCGGCGCCTTGAAGGCTTCGTAGTTCGACAGACGGACGCCGGCCCACTTGCCGTTGATCGCCAGCTGGAGCTGCTCCTCAACAACGGCGTCGCCGTACTTGGCCTTCAGGTTCTTCAGCTCGGTGTTCAGCAGCTTCCAGGCGGTGCTGCCCTTGCTCCCCTTTTTGAGACGCCAGAACTCGCGGATCAGCTCCTCGTGTTTTTCCAGCTCATCGCATATAGAGAGAGTAGTAATAGATTCTTTCTTCTTAGAGATAGAAGAGTTAGAAGTAGAGGGAGTCCCGGCTGCGCTCTGGACTCCCAGAGTAACTGAGCTGTCAAGGGCCTGGTCGATCAAAAGGCAGAGAAAGCCCTTCCTGTCTAGGTATTCGGGCATTGCGGCCTCGATCTTCGCGTCGAGAGCGTCTGGGATGGTGATTCGTAGCTCTGGCATTGAAGTGGCGACGGGTGACGTTGGCTGTCCGTTCGCTCGCCGCACTGTATCCGCCTCGCTACCGCTACGCAACCGCATCTAGCCGTTCCATTTGCGTCCCATCTGCGACTTGACAATTTGTAAATGGACTGTTGCATACTGGGTATGACCCCAAAGCACGGAGCACCATGGCCCCGTCCATCGAGGCTCAAATCAAACAAAAACGCCGCGAGCTTGTGGCCTGCGGCGTGCACGATCCCTTCGAGTTGCTGGCCCAAGCGCTACAGCGCAATCAAGAACTGCAGGCCGAGGTTGAGATGCTGCAGCGCATCATTAACCGGCGGTGATCAAGAACTAGAAAGTGCCCTCGACGCTTATCCATTCAGGGCTGAATGCGCCCACCCTCTCCAACCAGACCTTTCCTTCGCCGAAGTCTTGACTCGCCCAGCCGAAGCTCAGGTCAGTGCGAGGCACGTCAAATGGCACATAGGTCTCGACCTTCAAGGCGCTGA